GATGCAACCACGCTCACAAGAGCTACAAATGCCGCAAACGCTTTTGCATATCGTCGCAGATTAGAAGCCGGCTATCTTTCTGACTCGCAAACAACTGTGCCGTCAGGTGACGTTCTTTTGGGAACCATCATGATCGCTGCGGCATATTTCAGACAGCGCGGTGCCTATAACGCCATAGCAAGTTTTGATGGTATGGGCGTACCACCAGCCAATGGCGTCACGCCAATGATTATGCAGCTGCTTGGCATCAACCGCCCGCAGGTCGCCTAATGGCCTACACAGACCTATTCAACGTAGGCATTGATGACCTGGCAACCAGCCTGGGCACCATCACTGGTTTGCGCGTTGTCACTGATCCAAGAAACGTGAACCCGCCATGCGTCTTCATTGATGCGCCATCATTTATTGCATACAACGCAAACATTGCAGAACTAGATGTGCCGGTACGCGTTATCACCATCGGCCCTGCCAATCTCGATGCGTTGCGTAACGTGCTTGAAAATTGTGCATTGCTACTCAATAAGGGTGTCGCAGTAACAGAGGGCCGACCCATTAGCCTTTCCATCGGTGGTCAAGACCTGGCCGCCTACGATCTCACTATCAAAATGAAAGTGCAAACATCATGAGCAAATACACCATCGTTAGCGAACTTGTTGGAACACCAGGCGAAGAGTTTGTGCCAGATGAAGGCATCAATGTTGATGCACTCATTTGGGGTGGTTTCATCAAGTCCGACAACAAAGCCCCAAAATCTGCTAAAACAGAACCAACAGAGGAGAACCAGTAATGGCAACTAGCACATATCTTTCAAACCCAACCGTGACGGTGAACAGTGTGGCCCTAACCGGCTTTGCTACAGCTGCAACCTTGACTCGTACCAATACGGCCCAGGACACCACAGTTTTTGGCAATACAGCACGCGTGTATTCAGCCACAATCGAAGACAACGAATTGACCGTCAGCCTTTACATGACCTACGGCGCATCAGAAACCTACGCAACGCTTGCAACACTTGTTGGCACAGCCACCACAGTGGTGGTCAAGCCAACATCGTCAGCAACTAGCGCAACCAACCCTGCGTTCACTTTGACCAACACCTACCTTGAAACACTGCCAGTAATCAATGCGACTTTGGGCGAAATCAGTTCTATTGACATCACATTCCGTGGTGGAACCTACACCGCAGCCGTCGTTTAGTCTCAACCAAAAAGGAATCCCGACATGAGAATCAAATTGAACGTCGAAACCGTAGATGGCTCATACACGGTCACCACGACGATGGCATCCATCGTTGCATTTGAACGCAAATACAAAATCGGTGCTGGCCAATTGGCTGGCGACATCCACATTGAATGGCTTGCGTACCTGGCATACGAATCGGCAAAGCGTGCCGGCATCACAGTGCCAATTGTTTTTGATGACTACTTAGACCAGGTGATCAACATTGAACCCGAAGACGCAGGTCCCGAAAACCCTACGGTCGCGGTACCTACCGCAGAGCCTTAGCAGAACTACTGGTTGCCGTTCATTGGTGGCCACCCGATGTACCATTTGACACTGACGATCTGGAAACGGTCGCCAGGGTATTGAAGGAACAATCAAAGTGAGCATTAGCGCAGGCGTAACAGTGACAGGCACAAAAGAAGTGTTGCTTGCCTTACGCCAAATTGACCCCGAAATGCGCAAACAATTTGACCGTGACGCAAAACAAATTGCAGCACCAATTGTCAATGCCGCACAAAGCGATTACCCCGAAAAGTATCTGTCGGGCATGGCTCGCAACTGGTCGCAACGTGGCCGTCAATTATTTCCCTACACCCAAAACGCAGCGCGCCGTGGTGTCAGCGTCAAAGTATCAACGGCAAAGAAAAACCAATCAGTCATCAAAATCACCCAAAGAAACCCAGCTGCATCAATTATCGAAGTCGCTGGATCAGCCAGGCGCAATCCCAAAGGTGACGCATTCAATGCAAACCTTGCAGCAAAGGCAGGCCAGCCGTCTCGCGTCATGTGGCCATCAGCTGACCGGCATCTGCCACAGGTGACCGCAGCCATTGAAGACCTAGTGCGCACCGTGGCAGCCACAATCAACAGATCGAGAGCGTTGCGCTAATGGCAATCAATATTCCAATCATTTCTGATTTTGACAACAAAGGAATCAAAAAAGCCGAAAAAGCATTTGACGAAATTGGCAGGGCTGGAAGCAAGGTCAGCACTTCACTCAAAAATGCTTTCATTCCAGTTGGCATCGCATTAGGTGGTCTGGCCGTTGCCGGCGCAAACTTTGCAATGGCTGCCGCAGAGGATCAGAAATCGGCTGCATTACTTGCGTTTGCAAGTTGATGCCGGCGTTTCGTGCTTGCATTCGTGCGTTGTCTTTCTTTGCCTTGTAGATCTGGCCGCGTCGTGAGTTGCATGGTTTGCAGGCTGGTACCAGGTTGTCGAGTGTGTCGGTTCCGCCGGCGTCGTGTTCGATTACGTGGTCTGCTTCGGTGGCTATGTTGCCACACCAGTGGCATGGGGGTTTGCTGGCGAGTAGTTGCCGGCGTGCCTCTAAGTATTTTGGGTTTGATGTGCGTTTTGGCATTGTGTTCCTTTCCCCCCACTAGCGCGCCCCCCCAGGGGGGCTTGCTGTCATGCTATTCGTTGGGTTGTCCGTGATGCTCACCCCCCGCGATTTCAGTTTGTCTCTGTGGTTGCCGGATGTAGGACATCGTAGGACGGTCACCATTCGTATTTATGACGTTTAGACGCTGCGCAGTCGCTCTTAGGCAGACTGCTCGACCTACGTTTCCGTATGTTGTTCCAACCATCTGCAACTGATGATGTGGCCTTGGTCGTATTCAGTTGTAGCCGGCGTGTTATTTGTCGTACCAGCGGGTCAGCAGTATGGCACTGCAAGCAACTATGAACAAGTACCAAAACACCAGCTTCATTTTTTGCTTGATTGTCCTAGTAGTAGCCCTGTCATGAAGACGGCGAAAACCATGATGCACATGGATATGAACTCTGTCATTGTTCTAATCCTTTCAGATGGTCAATGATGTCGTTTGCTTGCGTTTTTGTCAGGGTCATGAAGTCAGGTGGTGTCTGTTTGTGTTTTTTAGTTAGGGCCATGATGTATGACTGTTGCTTTTCTGTGCATGGTTCATCGTTGTTTCGTTTGACCTTCGGCAGGTATGACACTGATGATTCTTGAACGGTTTGCATGTCTCTTGGATCATGTGCGTTGCCTTTGGCTGTGCGTACTTCATCGGCACTGGCAAGGCCTGATTTGATGCCAAAGCCCATATAACCCAAAGCTCGGCCGAGGGCACTTGTAGCCCCATTGGGTTGCTCTGAATCCTTTGTGAACGGCGTACGCCCAGGGAAGACTTCCCAACAGTAGGCATGCGTTGGTGTCGGGTCATCGTGTGTTCTGAACACTGTGACGGCGCATTGAATGTATGTGCGTTCAAGGATGGTGATAATCACTGGCGGGTCTTCGACAACGCGCAGGTCAGGATGGTCAAGTAGGGCTAATTCCAGACGATGACGAACATCGACATATTCGGACATGTCAAACGCCATTGCGGGATTGCCTTTCGAGTCGATCTAGTTCTGTTTCTAGGTGTCGAATAGTTTTTTGTGCATCGTCAATGATGGCTTTGTTCATGGCGCATTCGCGGTTCAGCATGTGGATGGCGTCAAGCAGCTCACATTGTCGGCAGTCCATACGTGGGAATGCGTCAACGCCGTAGAACGTGCATCGGACATCATGCCGGCGCGGTCGGTTTTCCATGGGTGGCATTATTCGGGGTCGTACACTTTCCATAACTTGCCGTACTGGTTGGTCAGTTCGTCAATGCGTTGTTTCAGCAGTTCTACTTGGCGCAGTAGGTCGTTGCGTTCGTTGATGACATCGGCCAGATGGTCGCGCAATGTTCCGTTGTCGCTCATTCATATCAAGCCTTTGTTGTACATGTCTGATGCTTGCTGTGCTGATTCGAAGATTGCCTGTGCCAGGGCACTGGGGTGGTCTTTCGCCGGCGCGGTCAATTTGCTGATGGCGTATTCGACGGCTTGGCATTCGTCAAAGCGCATTTGGGCTTCAAGTTTGACGGCCAACATGCCAAGGATTTGCATGGCTTCACTGTGCAACATTGGTGCCTGCCTTTTTTGCTTGACGCTTTGCTTTGGCTGCTTCTTTTTTGGCTTGCTCTGCTGCGTCTTCACGCAGGATTGCGATGGCTGGTTCAAGGCATAGGCGAATGACATCTGACATTCGTTTGCATCCCAGGTCGCCACCGATCATGCCGGTTAGCAGTGCGTAGTCGTCTGCTTTGATTCGTACAGCAACGGTGATGTCGTGTCTGTCGGTCGGGTTTTTCATTTTGTTTCCTTTTTTCTGTTTGCAAACTATTTGCAACGTCTTATTTTTATCACAAGGGGATGTCGAGATTTGCATAGGTCATCATTTAGGCCGTTGCAGTTGTTTTTGATAGCACCCCATCCGTATAGGCCTACTGGATAGCGATACCTTCCGCCTTCGGTGTGACCGTGGTAAGCAATGCGATCTACGCCACGCGCTTGCTGTGCAAATGTAAGCAAATGCGCTTTGCGGTTAGGCGTGTCATTCCAGTTGTCCCAGGTGCCACGGTAAATGCCAAAGGCAGTGACATAGGAACGTGTTGAATGCCTGGTGTTATTTCCAGTTTCACATTGGGCAAGTTTGATATACCAGGCTTTTGGCATGGGGTGTCCCCATTCCGCTTGCGCCGGCGCAGCTGCACTTGCGATGAATAATGCCGTTGTGATCATGATTCGTCTAATCAACCTGTCGTGTCCTGATTGGCGGTCCCCAACTGGAATGAATGTCGTCGCGTTTGCATACGGCGGCTTCCAGTATCAGACCTGTTTCAAAATCTCGAAAGACTTGAACCAGTGTTAGTCGGTCATCTGACAATAGGGCATCGTAGATGTAGGTCGGCAGGATGGTCATCGGTGGTTCCACCACCACAGCAGTGCAATTGTAAACAATGCGCCTTGTACGGTTCCGTAGGTCATTGACCACCAAAAGATTGCATCGGGGCTCATATGGCTTCCTGACGCAATCTGTGGGCTTCTGCGATGCCGTAGGCGGTGACGGTGCAGACCATTGCTGGTGTTCCTGCGCTGGTTAGGCGGGTGGTGCCTGTGTACTCAATGAGTCCTAGCCGGCGTAGGTCGCTGCATCGTTTCCAATATCCAGTTCCGATGGATGCCATGCCTGTGCGTATGCCTGCTTCTTCGTCGATCATGCCGATTTGGCTGTCGGCGTAGCACAAAAGCAATTTGGCTAGTTGGCCTGTTCTGCGGATCATGACGTGCTTTGCGCCGTCACGGCTGGTGGTTGGGTCGCTGCTACGGAATAGCGGCAAATCTTCGAATGTCATGTCGGGTTCCTTTCGTGCCAGTTGGTTGGCTCTGTGAGTATTACCGATTGCAAACAACATTGCAAGCATTTGAGAGTGTGCCCCACCGACCTGGAAAGAAAGGCTAGAAACCTGGTCGATGGGGCTGCGCTGCGCTGTCCTAACGCGCGCGATTTATTTGGTGGGCTTTGGTAGTGCGCGCCAAGCTGCTTCCAAGGCAACGTCATCTTCGGCGTGGCCACCGTTTGTTTTGCTTGCAAGTTCAACATGGATCCAGCGACCGTTTTTTGAACCACCGTTGTCGGTGTCGGTCCATTTTTTCCAGCCTGGTTTGCCATTGCGTGAGCATCGCCAGCCTTGCCAGGTACCGTTGATTAGCCCGCCGTAATCGTGTACTTCTTCGATGCCTAGTTCTTTGTAGTACTTGACAAACCACAGCATTGCTTCGACGGCGTCGGCGTGGCCTTGTGGGGTGTCTTTGAATCCGATGTCGGCTGCACGGCCTGTGGCGTGTACAGACATGCCCTGGCCATTTCGCATCTGACGTACAACTAAGGTGCCAAGGTTTTTCATACCCCAACGGCGTCCGCACAGCTCGACAAAGCGTTCGGTGCCTTTCATGCGCTGATCAGCGGTCTTGTCGTAGCCGGTGTATTTCATGACTGGCTAGGTGACAACACGGCAAGGCTGTGACTGCCTGTATTTACGATGGCATAGACAGTTTCTAGTTCATCAACAGTGATTTCAATGACGCTGTTTGCATCCAGTTTCAAACCGTTAGCGACTGTCACGCCGGCACCGCCTAGATACACGTCTGCGCCAGTAGCGCGAACATAGATGCGATTCGTGGCGTTGCCTGTCTCATAGACCTTGACGGCCGTGGTGGTCACTGTGTAGTTGGTGCTAATCATGGGGCTGGTGGATCCTTTGGTTTGTCTTTGAGGCCATTGCCTGCCAAGACGCCAATGAGGCCACCGGCAAGGGTCATAAGCATTGGCGATAATACTGCCCAGGCTTCGGCATCGTTAGGTGCCTGGTCAATTGGTTGCACAACAAATAACAGGCCGTAGAGCAGCGCACCGATTGAGATAACAAAAGCAAAAGTAAGACCAATGGCGACGGTCAAAATGATTCTTGCTTTGATTTGTTCGTTAGTCATTTTTTCAGCCACAACGGCCACCCCCTGTTTGTATTGTTGTTTCCACGGCACCAAAAGCCTTGTTGCGAGTACGTTCGCAGTTCACGCGTGTACGGTCCGCGCAACTACTCAGGACTAGGCAAGATAAAAGGCTCAGGGATAGAAGCAATTTCTTCATCTGTAAGTTCTCTTTCTATGGTTTCGCCTGTTAGGGCGTCGTGAAATGTTCCTTTTGGTTTTGACATGGTTATGCCTTTCGGTATCCGTACACGGTGATGGTGCCACCTGTCATAGTTCCTGTGCCACCTGTTGAGATGGTGAAACCACTAGCAGATGTGTTTGAGGTTTGTTTGCCGTTCATTGTTCCACTCAAGTGATTTGCGTATCCAGCAGAGGTGAAGAATGTGGGCTTTGCTAAGAATGGATTGATTAGGTCTAACGCCATAACTAAACCATCTGTGCCGTAAGAACCCACAAAAGACCATGCTGCGGCATTGTTATCAGTCGCTACTAAAACTGAAGCAGTTGTGTATGTTGTGTAAATAATTCCAGAGGAATAACCACTTGAAAGACCTGCGAGGGTCATGCTTATGCTGTTGCCTGCCGTAGTGGCAACGCCACCTGTGATGACTATTCGATAAGCGTCATAAGTGCTACTGAAACAGTTGCTAACTGTTGCAGTTGTGACGCCTGTGCCAATGGTTGCGCTTGTGACATACACCAGCCCAGCGTTGGCTAAATAAGTATTGGTATCCGCGCTGGTCAGGATTTCGCTGGTAAAGGTTTTGACGGCCATGGCTATTGAGCGTACAGCAAGACGTCGGGGCCATCTAGTAATGACACGTCTAAACGGAATGCTGATCCCCAACGATCTGAACCGTTCAGGAATGTTTGCCAAAGCCCAGGTTGTACTTCATGACGGATGCGGTTCAATTGCAAACTTTGGCTGATGACGTTGCCGGTCGGTGGTGCAACGTTGACATCGATGCGTTCAAGCAGTTCTAAGCTCAAAGTGCTTGCCCAGTTTGCATCCGGTGAAATGACAACTTCAAAATCTTCAAACCTTGCAAAAACGTATTGGCCAAGGCCAACCAAAACATTGCCAATGGTGCTGGCTTGGCTGATGCTTGGCATATAAGCATCCCATGATTGGGTTGCTTGGCCGTAAATGCCGGTGGATACAGATCCTGCAACTTTGGTGACCCCGCCACCAGTCATGTTGACATTGATGATATTTCGCATTGAATCGCCGTCGTATTGCAAAGCAACATTTTGACCTAAGCCAAGACCACCGCTGCCATAAGTGGCTTGCGTGTTGAAAGACTTTGTTTGCGTAAATTGTGTGTACGTCGCCGTCTGTGTAAGCACGCCAGTTTTACTGACATAAAGCGGACCGCCTTCGGTGTTTGCAGTGATTTGCAATTCAGGGCCGGCGTATGGTGCGTTGTCTGTTATTTCACCAATGGATTGGGTGCCGTTTGCACTGACAAGGCTGGTGCTAAATGGTGTTTGTGCGATGATGCGAGATACGCGCGCAGCTGTTGTTTCACCAAAGTTTGCAAGAGAATATTTGATGATGTCTTGATATTGGTACCCCGCAATGTAGGTATCCCAGACAATGATTTGTTGGATTGGGCCTTGAACTATGACTGTGTAGTCACCGTAGGTGTTGCCAATGGTGGCAATGCCTGTGCTGTATGCCCCTGTGCGGTCCACGCCGTTGATGAATAGTTGCGCAGAGTTGAATGCTGAAACTGATGCGGAAAAGTGAATTGGTTCTGATTTGCTTATTAGCGTTGTGTTTGTTGACCAAGTATATGAGTTGGTTGCGCCTGAACCTGGTTTTTGAATTAGCAATGAAAATTTATTGTTGTCAAATGAGACATACCAAAGCCAACCCGCGACCATGCCATAGGCAATAGTCGTTGAAAATTGAACGTCTGGGATACACCAAAACGAAACAGAAAACATTCCTTGTGTCGTGAACACCGTTTCGCCGGTAAAGCTGGTTCCAATGTAATCAAGTGCCGCGGTTCCATAACCTTGAACAGACTGATCTACAAGGCCCGCGGCTAATTGTTGACCTGGCCATGCTGCTGCATTCAAAGCAATGTTTCTTTTTACGCTTCCCAGGTCAGTCAAAATATTTGTCTGATAAGGGATAATGGGATCATCGCATGGGTAGTAGTGACGTGGCGATGTTGACAAGATGTAACTTTGTGACCAGTCGGCAGGCAACTGCACTTGTGCAAGCAATTGCATAGCGTCATAGCAAGACAATGTGACGGTCGAGTCACCGCCGGCGTCTGTCCATGTTGGTGGCCATCCGTCGATAAATCCGCGAAATACGGAATAGGTGCTGCCGCCATAGGTGGCTTCTATTTTGATTTGTCGGCGTGGCAGTAGTTTGCCGTAGTAGGTGCCTGATGTGTAAAAAGGGTCAAATAGGCGTGTGCGGTTGTTTAGGACAACTGTGGCTGATCCGCTGAACGTATCCCAATCGCCCCCCCTGCCACGGTCAATAGACATTGAACGCACACTGGTCGTGATTTCTGTCCAGGTTGGTGACAGCACATATGGGCCGTCATCAAATGCGACATAGACCTTGGGCTGTGGGTAGGCCATTACGGCATCGCCAATGTATTGCCGGTACGACGCTGGTATGCGCTTAGTACGTCTGCTACCTGTTTGCCGATGGCTACTGGATCACCAACGCCAGTGTTGACCACAATGGATGGCACGCCTACGTCTTTATAGTTCGATGGGTTTGCAACTGTTGGTGCGCCATTCTGAATGTTCATTGTGCGGTTGACACTGAAATAGTCAAGGTTTTTCATGCTTGCAAATGGGTTGCCAGGCAAAGCGAGGTTTCCAAGTTTGATCAGTAGGTTGCCGGCGTCGATGATTGCGTTGCCCATGAGGATGAAAGCGTTTGCAATTGTTGATGTGAAGTCAAGCACGGCTGCTTTGATGTAGGCAAAGTCTTCTTTGCTGCGTAGCAACCCAAAGACGGCTGTGAGGTTGAGTACAACTAGCCCAAGTGCTGTGGCAAGTGTTGCTAGACCTGCTGCGCCTAAACCGGCTGATACGGTGCCCAGACCACCTATTGCCGTGCTAACGGCAGAAATGGTTGATGCAATGCCTGACAGAATTGCAAGCCCTTTGAATGCGACGCCAAGAGTGACAACGGCAGCTGCAAAGTCGAGCGTGGCACCTGTGGCACCGTCTGCTTCGCGGTACCAGTTGAAGATTTGACCGCTAGTTTCTTTGAGAGTCTTGGCTAGACCTTTTTCGCCAATTGAATCAACAAACTTTTGAATGACAGGCAAAATGCGAGACTGGATAAAAGCGACCATCTTTTCGAAAATGGGCAACAGTGCGTAGCCGATTGATTCTTTGGTTTCGTTGATAGCCACTTTGAGACGGTCCATACGGCCTTGAAACGTGTCGGCTGCGGTAGCAGCACTGCCCGCATAGGTTTTGCCCAATGCTTGCAAAATGTCATCAAGGCTTTTTTGGTCTTTGACCATTTGCTTGACTTCGGGTGATAGACGCGCCAGCGCGCCCATGTTGCCGCCCAGGGCCTTAGAAATACTGTCGGTCACTTGGCTCAGGCTCTTGCCACTGCCCCTAGACACGTCTAGCGATAATGCAAGCAATTTCTGTGCTTTGGTGATGTCCTTAGTACCCCTGACCAACTTGGACAGCGACGGCCTAAGTTCGTCATCGGCCACGCCGTTAGCCAAAGACATTTGCAAAATAAAATCTTCCGTGGCTTTCACCTGGGCATCAGTTGCTTTTGTCGTGACCTTCAACTGGCGTGCAAGCAACGCAGCCGACTTTTCATCCTCAGCGGCAGCCATCGCAAACTTTGCGCCGGCAACGGCCAAACCACCCAAAGCAATACCGACAGGCAACAAAGCGTTTTTGAGCGATGTGCCTACCTTGGTGCCTGCCTTGCCAATTTCAGCAAATGCCTTTTCGGCTTTCTTGATTCCTTTGTTGTCGAAATCGGAAATGATTGGAATATTGATTGCCATTACTGCAACGCTCTCGATCTGTTGATTTTGGCGGCCACGGTGCGCACCAGGTCTTCGATTGCTGCAACCACCTGTGGCAGGTGACGATCAGCTGATGGCCACATGACACGCGATGGCTGACCTGCCTTGGCTGCAAGGTTTGCATTGAACCTGTCGCCTTCAGGATTGCGCCTTGCTGATCCAGCAACTTCGATGATTGATGCAGCTGCGTTTCGTTGGGTGATTTTGATGACCGACTGGTTTTTCTTGGCTGTCGATACTTTGACGCTGATGCCACGACGCGCCGCTGCCTGCGTATAGGGGAACAGTTGACGGCCACGTTGCGACCAGTTTCGCGACATGCCTGATAGGTATTTGCTTGGGTAGTCGCTTTGTGCAGCGTTGACGATTGGTGCTGCAATTTGTTTGGCGTCACGGTCAAATTGTTTGCGCATTACAGGGTCTATTTGGCGTAGCGCAAGCAGGACTTCTTTGGTCCCTGTCACTGATACGCCTGCGCTAATGCTCACTTTGATTGTTCCTTCAATACCTTGGCGACCGTTGCCAGGTCGTCAGTGTCAAATGGTACATCGGGTGGCCACCAATGTACGGCGACCAATAGTTCTGCTAAGGCTCTGCGGTAGGTACCGCGACCGTAGGGTTTTCGGGGCCTACATCTTCGGGTTCAATATTGATGACCTGATCTAGGTAGTCATCAAAAACGATTGGCACGGTGATGCCGGCACGCTTTGCCGATTCGTATGCCAGGTACGCAAGCCATTCAATGTGGATGTCGCCGGCTAACTGGCCAGCACCGATTTTGTATTTGCGTTCAAATGCAACGATGGATGCCATGGTCGTGGTGACCGTGTATGAACCATCTAAGGTTTCGACGTTTAGTTTGATTCTCATGTCGGGATTCCTTTTTGGTTGAGACTAGACGGTTGCTGCGGCGTAGGTTCCGCCACGGAACACAATGTCAATGGACGAAATCTCGCCCAAAGTTGCATTCAAAACTGGCAGTGTTTCAAGGTAGGTATTGGTCAGCGTGAACGATGGGTTTGTTGCGCTGGTGGCTGCGGAAGTTGGCTTGACAATGACTGTGGTGGCTGTGCCAACGAGTGTTGAAAGTGTTGCGTAGGTTTCTGCTGCGCCGTAGGTCATGTAAAGGCTGACGGTCAATTCGTTATCTTCAAGCGTTGCTGAATAGACGCGAGCTGTGTTTCCAAAAACTGTTGTGTCCTGGGCCGTGTTGGTGCGGGTCAATGTCGCCGCTGTGGCGAAACCAGTCAATGCGACTGCGTTCACCGTGACGGTTGGGTTTGAAAGATAGGTGCTTGTTGCCATTACTGGTTCTCCTCTGTTGGTTCTGTTTTAGCAGATTTTGGGGCTTTGTTGTCGGACTTGATGAATCCACCTTCAATGAGTGCATCGACATTGATGCCTTCATATGGCACAAACTCTTCGCCAGGTGTGCCGACAAGTTCGCTAACGATCGTGTATTTGCTCATGATGTTTGCACTTTCATTTTGATAGTGAGATTGTAAGCAGCCAAATCTTGACCACCGATGGAAAGGCTAATGGGTTGACCGTCTGTTACCGCGACACCCTTGTTGAGTAGCAATGCACAGTTGGCTAGTACGTTGCGTAGGGCATCAAGGTTGGCAGGACCGATTGTGATGACTTGTACCGGCACATCTAGTTCTGCAATGTTTGCGTTGTATGCGGTGAAACTAGGGGCATCAATAAAAACGCACGGCGGGTTGATGTTGCGTGGATCAGTGACGACGCGCATACCTGTGATTTCGCCCAGACTGGTTGCCAGATCATCAATGCCTTCATTGAAAAGGTCGGTGTAGGCCATTAGGCAACCTGGGGTCGGTTGATGCCAAGTAGTTGCATGACCATTGGCGTAATGCCGTTTGCTGGTGGTGCGCCCATGCCATCAAAACTGGCCAGGT